TGCGCGCGGCGAGCGGGCGGTGGTGCTCCTCGGGCCAGCGCCTCGGACGGGCCGGCCTCGGCTCAGCTCGTGGTGGCGGAGCAGGTGCCGCAGGTGCCGGCGCACGAGCACATCGAGCCACCGGTGGCAGCGAGCCCGGCGAGCTTCTCCCGAGCGGCAGCCGCCCGAGCCGGCCGCGCCCACGAGGCGAGGGACTCGTACTTGGCCTCGAGCTCGACGATCCGATCCTCGAGTGCGGCGACGTGCTCGGCGTCGGGTGCCCGGTGCCTGCGCACCATGCCCAGGCCGACGGCAGCGATCGGGGTGGCGTCCTCGTCCGTGGTGAACGTCGCCCGAGCCGAGCCCGGTGCGGCGCCGGCCGATGCGGCCACGGCCTCGACCAGGAAGGCCGAGACGTTGCAGGCGAGCAGGCCGATGAGGCGGTGACGCCCACGACCACGGGGCTCCTGGATCCAGCGCCAGTCCGGCGACACGTCCGAGCCGCGGAAGGCGCGAGCCTCGATCGGGTCCACGTCCGGGCGCATCGCGCCGGCAGCCACGATGCCGCGGCTGGTCTCGTAGAGGCGGACGTCGGCGAGGGCGCAGCCCGTGTGGGCGTAGAAGGCCTGCGCGTCGGACGCCTCCATGAGGAGGTTCGGGTGGACCGTGTCGGCGTAGATCGTGCCGACCTCGACGAGCTCGCCCGAGTCCGTGAGGACCCGCTTCCCGCCGGCGTAGAAGTGGCTGAACCCGTCCTTCTGGAAGTCGCTGGCGTTCAGGCAGCGCCGGCCCTGGCCGATGTGGCAGGTGCCCCACTCGATGACCAGGCCGTAGCACCGGCCCTCGCCGTCGACCTCGAAGGCGCGCTCGCCGTCGTCCTGGAGATCGAACCAGTCGGTCGGCGGGTGGATCGGGATCTCACCGGCAGCGGCCACGACGGCCGGCCGCTCGGGAGCAGCGACCTCCTGGCCGGCGAGCGCGAAGGCGGCGGGCGTGTGGACTCGCCAGACGTCGTGCGTCCCGTCGTACTCGCCACCAGCGGCCACCACAGCAGCCACAGCGGCGTCGCCACGGGCGGCGACAGCGTCGAGCACGACGATCTGTGCTTCCTGGAAGGCGGGGAACGGCGTGAGCGTGGCGCCCATGATCCGCCCCTCGACGAGGACCTCGAGCGCGTCGGCGTCGCCGAAGATCACGTCCTCCATCTCGACCGGGCCACCGGTCACCGGGTCACGGAACTCGATGACCACCGAGTCGATGTCGGCGGAGACGCCGCGCAGAGTGCGCTCGGTGAGCAGGCGCTTCGCTTCCTGGCCATCAGCGCCGGAGTCGAAGCGGCCGCGGCCCACGATCTCGTTGCCGACCCGATCCAGCTCGAGGATCGAGCCAGCCAGCACCGAGCCGTCGTGGCCGTCGGCGTTCTCACGCATGAGCATGAGCGGCAGCGGGAGCACGCGCCAGGTGAGCGCGCCCTCGGCGATCATCCGGCGATCGCCCGACGGGATGCCCTCGGGGATGATCGTCCCCTCCCACTCGATCTCGCCGTCCTCGGCGAAGCGACCGAGCACCAGCTCGAAGTCGTCGTCGTCGGTGGCCTCGTCGCTCTCGTCGGCGGCGAAGGCGCGGGTCGCCTTGACCGCTGCGCGCGCATCGGACACGAGATCCTCGGCCCAGCGGCGGGCGAGCTCGGCAGCGAGCTCATCCTCGCCGATGCCAGCCAGGAGCGCCGACAGGAGCTCGCGGGCTGCATCCACGGGCTCGTCGCCATCGGCCTCGATCTCGAGCTCGATGGTCTGCGTGATCGTGGTGACCTCGGTGGTCACGACCTCGAGCATCTGCCGGCCGGCGTCGCGCGCCGCGGCGACGCTCGCCGAGTCGGTGGGGTCGACCTCCAGGCCGGCCTCCACAGCGCGCGCCACGAAGGCCGCGTCGTCAGCCGACATCAGCTCGGGCGCATCCATGCCGGCGTCGGCGAGGTGCTGGGCCAGGTGATCCCACACGCCGAGGCGATCCTCGTCGGGGATGGTGCTGCCACCCCGCGCGCCGTTCAGCACGCCGATGCCGGCGGAAGCAGCGACGGTCGAGGCGCAGCCGGGGTCGCCGGTCTCGCTCACGAAGTGGTGGATGAAGCGCCAGGAGGCCTTCGCCTCGAGGTCGCCGTCGGAGTCGTACCAGGCGTAGACCGCCTCGTAGTACCCCATGCCCTCGCCGCTGCGAGCGCGGCCCTCGTTCGCCGGCCCGTCCCACGCGCCGTCGTCGGTGCAGGTGTCGTGCGGCGCGACGGCCACGAACTCGGCCCCGAGCTCGGCCTCCTCGCCGAGCGGGACCTCGACACCCTCGAGCTCGACACCCGTGGCCTCGGCCTCGACGATCTCGGTGAGCACCTCGACCTCGGCCGTGGCCTCCTCGACTACCGGCTCGGCGGGGACGGGCTCCTCGCCCTCGTCAGCCTCGGCGATCAGGAGCGCCACGATCTGCTGCTCGGCAGCGTCGAGAGTGGCATGGCACCCCATGACCTCGCCGCTGTCCTCGTTCACGACTGCGATCGGCGTCTCCGCATCGCAGGAGTCGCTCTCGGGGTCGATGAAGTAGGGCATGGTCTGTGCCTCCTCGGCAACAAGCGGCCAGTCGATCCGGTCGGGTCCCCACCGCAGCGTCAGGTCCTCGAAGTCCAAGGCTAGACCGACGACCGAGGCCGTCTCGGGGATAGGGCCGTAGGCCAGGGTGATGTGCGGCTGGAAGTCGTGATGATGGTGGACCGGGACGCCGGCCTCCTCGAGCGCCTCGATGACCTCGTGCCGGAGCTCGGCCAGGCCGGGCGCGTCGACCAGGGCGAGGGTCACCTCGGTCCCGTCCTCCTCACCGAAGGTGCCGATGCCGGCGACCTCGCCAGCGAGCGGCCCCATGCTCGAGGCCACCTCGGCGAGCACGCGCTCGACGGTGGCCCGGTCCTCCTGGGCACCATGCGCCAGGGACGCGAGCGTGAGGTGAAGCATCTCGGCCGGCTCGCCACCGGGGCGGGCGAGCGCGGCGCGCTGCTCGTCGGTCGGCTCCACGGTGACGATCACGCCGTCGCCCTGGAAGGCCGCGCGCGCTGCTGCGTACTGGAGAGCGGTCCAGCGCTTCGGCATCTCGACCGAGAGCACGGTCTCGGTCAGGGCGGCCAGCCCGATGCACTCGGCCTCGATCGCCCCCGAGCGCTCGAACCACGGCGCCGGCCGGTACAGGTCGCAGATGTCGTCGGCATCGACGCAGGCGATCACCACGGCGCAGGTGCACGGGCCGCACGCCTCGAAGTGCGCGCAGTTGCCGCAGCCCATCTCGTCGGGCTCGGTGGCCTCGCGCAGGCCGGCCTCGTCAGGCGTCACCATCGGCCGGCAGCCGTGGCCCTGGCCGGCGTCAGCCGTGATCGCAGCCACCGCCTCCCGGGCGGCAACCTTCGCTCGCCAGATCCGGTCCACGTCACGAGCGAAGCGCTCGGTCTCGGCGAGCTCCTGGGCGGCCATCCGGCACCGGCAGTTGACCCGCTCGGCAGCGTCGAAGCTCACGTCGCCGGGGTAGGCGCCCGAGCTCGCGCCGACGATGAACAGCTCGTTGATCGTCTGGACCTGGCCGTCAGCGAGGAGGTGGGTGTCTCGGGTGCGGCTGTCGCCGGTCGCGATCCAGACCTTGCCCTGCACGCCGGCTGCCCGGTAGACCGCCTCGGCCGAGCCGTTCTGCGCGGCGATGGTCTCGGTGCGGGCGAAGCTCCGAGCCGTGGCCTCGTTCCACGAGGACGACTGCTGGATCTGCGTGGTGATCCGGTCGACGGACCAGCCCTTGTCCAGACCCTCGACCAGCGTGCGCTCGAGGCGACGGCGGATCGTCGGGGAGAAGGTCTCGATGGATGCGAGGTGCGACTCGACGATGGCCGCCGTGTCTACCTCGCCGGCGAGTCCGATGCGCTCGGCGTTCAGGAGTGCCGCTTCCTCCACGACGAGGGTGAGCTCGGGCGCGACGTCGACGGCGACCGCCTCGTCCCAGATCCCGTCGTCCCAGACCTCGTCCACGTCCACGTCCGACGCGGCAGCGACCACGGCCTCCTCGGGGAGCTCGACGGCTCGGGCGGCGTACCGCTCCAGGACCGTGCGCTCGGTGGCGCGCAGGGCGTTGCGGAAGGCGGCGTCGAGGCGCTCCTCCCACTCGAGCTCGGCCTCAGCCTGCTCGAAGGGTGTGACCGTCATCGCAGCGCCCCAGCCGCAGCGAGTGCCTCGCGCACCATGTCGTCGGGCACGCGCAGCCCGTTGCCGCCGACCCGGCACGGCGCGAGCGCGGCCTGGACGAAGCGCTCATCCATCGCCTCGCACAGCCGGCGCATCGCGTCCTCGGCCCGTTCATCGGCGACGCGGTAGTCGGTGCCCTG